ATCTCTCGCCTAATCTCGGACCTCATGGCAGAGGGACGCTCTGCCTATCGCGAGGCAATTGCCACGCAGGTCGAAGGCAATCCAGATCGAAAGGCTTGGGATGACTGGCAGCAGGTCACCGCAGCCCTGCTGTTGGTTTCATGGGCTTCAGGAGCCGTTAGCACCATCAACGCCGCGGGTCTTCCCTCAAAGGCGATCCAGATCCCTGTCGTCCGATTTGCTCTAAATGAAACTAGGCGGGTCAAAGTAGGGAGCGCATCAGAAGAAATTTCTATGCGGTTTGATGCTGGTCCTGCTAGAGAAGTCGTTGAGCGGTACATCCGCATGATCCCGATTACCCGTCAGCAATGGGAATCGCTGATTGATCATGCCATTCTTGCCGCGGGGGAGATTCGAGAAACAGAGCAAGCAAGCGCCCTAGATCGAATCCTAGACCGAAGCCCTGAACTCGCCGACATCATCCGAACAAGGCGCAATCCCAAGGTCCAATCGGTTGTTCAAGGCTCGTTTTTTGTCACGGGCATGGATCAGGACCAGATTGAGAAGACTCAGGCTCTTCTAGCCCGCGTCATCCGACAAGAGATTACTACCTCGGTTGCGGGCAAGAAACTGGCAAAACTAGGCATCGGCGACTTTGTGGAGCAGACGGTCCTTTCCACAGGTACAGACCTCACCAATGCTCGTCTTGAGACGGTCTACCGAACCAATCTAAATCGCGCTCAATCCCAAGGGCAACTGGACATCTGCCGCGATACGACCGTAAAGGCGTTTGTTCCATTGATGCAGTTCAGCGCCACTAAGGACAACAGGACTCGCGACACCCACAGGGAAATGCATGGATTTGTCGCCACCGTTGATCAGATCGACGCTATGGGCATCCCTACCCCCATCGGGTTCAACTGCCGATGTTCTTGGAATCCAGTTCCCATTGCCGTCGCGGTCAGCAAGGGTTGGTGCGATGAAGATGGAAATCCCCTTTACAAGTCAATCCGTACCCACAACGGTTCCCGTCAGGGTTTGATTGATAAAGGCTTAGTTCCAGACCGCGGATTCATTAGTGGCTGATATCATTGAACTAGGAGACTTCTAGACTGGGATGTGATGCACGATGCAACCAAACACCTGCACATGATTACCCCTTCCCATCGAATTACCGACAACGGCGACAAGATTGTCATTCACGATCTTGAGGTCTTCTGCGCGTTTGATCCCGCTATTGATGACGGTGATCAAGACGAAGAACTGGTCAAGTACGACAACCGCCGCGTTCAAGCCATTGTCTCGTCAACCAACCAGTACATGGCAAAGGGTTCACATACGCGCTTGGTAGTCATGCATGAGCGCGACGGAAGCGAACCCAAATCTTCCGTAGGTCGATTTACCAAGATCTCTTACGAGGACAGGAATGGTGTTGGATACATCATTGGAGACTGCGAGATTGAGCGCGGTGTCTTTGATAAGTTGCTAGCGACCAACGCATTCCCACGACGAAGCGCGGAAATCTGGGGAGAACAGAATCACCTTTCAGAGGTTGCGCTTCTGGGTCGAGAGACACCGCGACGACCTCTTCCAGATACCAACTTTGTTCGCACGGGCGAGCGAATTAGTTTTGCAAGACCACTCCGCTTCGACATGGGAGCAGTCGGAGGAGGCTTGAGTTCCTTTGTTCCCAATGAGAGCAACACAATGGCTGACAACGACGATCTAAAGAAGCAGTTTGAGGCGCTTTCCGCAAAGTGCGACCAAATCTTTGCCAAGTTCAACAAGGATGAAGAAGAAACCAAGAAGGATGAAATGTCTGCTGACGACATGATCACCAATCAGTTTGCCAACGAAGAGGGAGAAGGTGATGGCGTTCACATCGACATCGATTCTCACGGCGAGGACGACGAAGAGGGTCTAGTTATGAACAGGATGAAATCGTCTCGTCTTGGTCAACGAGAGATCTTTGCCATCAAGCGAGAGAACGCCCGCATGGGTCGCGAACTCGCTCAGATGAAGGGAGAACTTGCTGCTGAGAAGTTCAGCCGCGAACTCGACGCAATGGAATCCGATGGCTATCGAATTCCTACCACTCGTCGCCCTCGCTTGATTGCGGAACTCGCATCCGCGACTAACCCCGACGATCTCATCGAGACTTGGCGCGACCTGTTTGCCCGTGATCCGATGGGAATCCGAATTGACATGAGCCGTGCATCTCTCCCGCAGGGAGACATCGATCCGTCTCAGATTTCCGCGCTCGTCAAGGAGTTTGCGGGAAAGCCTGAAGAGTTCAAGAAGGCAATTAACAACCGCATCAAGCGGTAATCCAGAAAGAAGGAACACAAAATGTCAGATATGGGCTTTACTCCCAACCTCATCGCAGGTGCAGGAACATACGGAACAATCAATCCGTTTCGCTTTGTCCATTTGGACACCGCTGCGGCTTTTTCGGGATTGTCAGGTGCTGCTACCGCCGCTGCCGCTTCCCAAACGACTGCTGTCGGCGTGACTGACGGAAGCGTTTACCTGTTCAATCAAACCGCTCACGCAATTCCAACCACCGCCGTTTCGCTTCAGCCAAGCAACACGGTGCAGATTGAAGCGGGTGCGGCAATCGCGACCGCAGGAGTTTTCCTGATGTCCGATGCTTCGGGTCGCGCCATTACTCACGCCGCTGTAGGCACAACCAATATTGCAACATCGTGCTATGTCGCACTTGAATCCGCTGCCGCTGCGGGCGAAATTATCCGCGCCTACAGGTTCGGAACTCGCACGATCATCAGTTAATCCATCACCCTGATCAAAAGAAAGCAGGATTTCAATCATGGCATTTACCGCAGTTGGTGGTGGTCTTTCGACCTACATCCCATCGACAAACGACCTTGCGACTGGAGCGTTGCAGGTCGAGTTCACCCGTTCCGTCAATTCCTTTGCACTAACGCGATACGCTCAGATCGTTCCAACCGCAAAGATGACGGGTTACTACCTTCGTCAGGATGTCACGGACAACATCCGAATCCCTGACCAGAATGAGTTTGCTTGGCCTCTGGGCAATGATCGCCCAACAGGAAAGCAGAACAACTTCGATTTCATCCAGTTCACCACGCAGCGTTTTGCGTTTCCGTTCTACATCCCACAAGAGACTTCTCAGCAAGCGGCATGGGATGTGGTTGCTCAACACGCTCGTAGTCGCGCTCAGTTGGCAATGACTCGTCGCACTATTCAGGCGGCAACTGCTCTCTCTGCTACCGCATCGTGGGGTTCAAACTACACCACCGCCGCGGGAACCAATGGACCTGCGGGCAGCGGTTGGGTTGCGACTGGTGCTTGGGGTGGTGCTAACCGAGCCATTCAGGCTTCGGTTCAGCAAGTCATGCAGTTGGTGGGCAAGAACAGCGGCGGCGCAGTTAGCCCGTCTCAGATCATCATGGTGATCTCTCCCACTATTGCAGCGAAGATTTCTCAATCGGCAGAAATTCTTGAGTATGTCAAGTACAACCCTGCGTCTCCGTCGTTCCTTCAAGGCAACGACACTTACAGCCGTTGGGGTATCCCGCCAACCTTGTTTGGTCTGGGCGATGTCATCGTTGATGACAGCGTCAAGGTTACGAGTAAGCGCGGAGCAGCAACCGTTTCTACCTCGTTCATCTACGGAGACGGCGCGTACTTTGTCTCGCGTCCTGGTGGTCTGGTTGGAGTTGAAGGCGCAAACTCGTTTGCGACTCTCCAACTCTTTGCGTTTGAGGACATGACGGTTGAGCAGTTCAACGACCCGCTCAATCGGCGCATTGAAGGTCGCGTGATCGACAACAGCATTGCCGCCGTTGTTGCTCCTGCTTCAGGCTTCCTGATTCAGAATACCCTTGCCTGATTCATCTCCCTTGCCAACCGAGGGGCGAGGCTAACTACCTCGCCCCTCGTCTTAGGAGCCTCCTATGCCCGCATACGCGACTTACAATGACATGGCAGCGGCTCTTGACGCGAACATCATCGCGCAACTCTGCGGTGACGCGGGATCTCCTATGGCAGGTCCAAATCCGATTACGGATGCCGCTCTTGAGCGAGCAACGGGAATTGTTCGCTCTTACATCCGTATTGGCGATCAGTACACAGAGGACGAGATCACTACTCTTGCTAGCAGCCACGACCCGTTGATGGTTATGACCGTTGTGGATCTGGCTATTGAGTTTTTGTTTCTTCGTCGCGGATCAAAGTTAAGCGCGGCTACCGAGCAGCGTGTCAAACAGGCTTACTCGTTCTGTGAGGGGCTTCGAGACGGAAAGATGCTGTTCGGCACGGTTGCGCGAAACGCTGTTGCAGGAACTCCCCTAGTCGCTGCCGTTGGCTTGAGCAATCTCGCTTGGTACGCACAGGCAAGCAATTCTGCTTTCTTTCCTCCTCGCCGAGGGACGACATATCCCGCATGAAGCCGTGGAAAGACCAAGTTAAAGAAGCCCTCAAAGACCCTAAAGTCGTGACGGGAATCTCTCAGGTCGCCGTGTCTTGGATGCGAGAACACATCGACGGATCGTATGGACGCGCCAAGGATGGCGGCGAGTTAAAGCATCTTCCATTGAAGGAGATGCGAAGTTCCTATCTGAGCCGAAGCAAGCCCAAGAAGGCGGTCATAGTTGGTCGAAGAGTCGTCACTACCATTGGAAGTGATGGAAAGCCTCGCAGGGTCACTATGTACAGGATCGAGCAGAACGGATACCGCAACGGCGGACACCCTCTTCGCGACACAGGCGAGTTGTATAGATCTTTGGCTGCAACGGGTATGAACAAGGGGCAATCAATCCAACTGCGTATGCAGGGTCTTATATACGGTCTGTATCAGGATCAAGGATTTACTACCAAGGGTCCAAATTACATCCCGTTGACGATGAAGGGCAAGCGCGGACACGGCACAGGCAACAATCCGAACAAAGAAAACCTGTCGCGAGGCAAGGATTTCATAATGGCGTGGAAGGGCGTGACCGTCCCCGCTCGTCCGTTCATTCTCCCGACTCGCGATGATCTGCGAACGCTCGGCGTTTCGATTTATCTCGGTCTGAAAATACTACTCAAAGGCAAATGACATGGCTTCCACTCTTCAAATTGCAGGACCGTGCGAGATTTTTGTTGGCGGTGTCCAACTCGGATACTCCGACAACGACAATCTTCCAAGCGTGTCGTTTACGGATCATGTCCATGAAGTCAGGACCGTTCTCTCGGGCGCGAACGCTGAAGAGATTGTGACGCACGGAACATCCGCACGAATTAGCGTTGCACTCGTGAAATGGGATCAAGCCGTTCTCAATACGATGCTCATTGCCTGTCGCGGCGCGACTCAGGGAACCTCGGTTGTCGGTCAATTGCAAGTGGGTGGAAGCCACACGCAGACGGTTGTTCTCAAGTCTTTGACGGGTGGCGCGTCGTCTCAATACTCGTTCTCTCGGTGCTACCTGACAGGCGATGCGATCACCGATTCTCAATGGGGCAACCGCGAGCGCGTCCTTACCCTCACATTCAACGCCGTTCCGAATGCGACGAATGTCCTCTACACATACACCGCGTAAACAAAAATGAACGACCTCAACGACGACAACGACCCAATGCTGTTCTCCGTAACCTTGCCGCACGGAAAGTTGATCGTGCAGTACATGGAGGTTCTTGCTTCGCTTCAGTCCGTACTGGCTGACGGCGGAGAGCCGACTCAGGCGCAACTTGTGCAAGCGATTCGCGCAACCGCAAGGACGGTCGAAGTTGCCGTCGCGACCACCGACGCGATGCTGATTGCGGCATGGCATCGCATGACGGGAGCGATTCAAGCCTCGGGAAAAATCTAAGGACAGCAGCACGGTTTCTCGCGGTGTATGGGAGACTGCCTAGCGAATTCCCTCCCGCAATTGCCCTAGGGCTGTCCGCGAATATGAGCATGGTCGAAGCCGACAGAGTTTTGACAATGGCTAAATCAATCTCAATCGCAATGGGCGACAGCGAACTTCTCGCAAGAACCGTGTACGAGTCAACGGGAGACGAAAAACTAGCGCGGAACATTGAGATCCAAGCGCAAATGAATCGAGGCAAAAATGGGTAGCGTCTACGAAATCCTGTACTCGATCCGCGATGACCTCGCTAACTGGATGGACGCTCGCGGATACGGGCGCACCGTGTACCTCGTCGAGGCTCCCATCGACGAACTCGTCGGGCAGTTCGCGATTCAGATCGTTGCGGGACCAGACACCGCCGTGCATCCGAACAGCGGCGTGGGTCTGATCCGAACGCAGGTGGACATCATCGTTTGGTGGCGTGGATTCCTCGACCCTATGGGACGCGGAACGGAGCGCATCGCGGGCGACGACGGCATTCAGCAATTCGTCGATGTCTTGCGCGAACACCTCACGCAACGGAAGTACGACGGCATGGCAATCGCTCTGTTGTTCCGCAACGGCGGGACGCTGCAAGCCGTTGATGGTCTTGACGGGTGGCTGACGCTGCGCGACTCCTACGATTTCGCGTATGAAATGACATGGAGCGTTACCAATGGCTGAAGACCTCGGCAATATCAATATCAACATCCGTGACGCATCAGGCTCGGGCGGTGGGGGCGCAGGAGGCGGCTCTGGCGGCGGCGGCGCGGGCGGTGGTGGTTCTAGCGGCGGCGGTCCAAGGATCGTCGTACCGAAGCCCCCGCCGCTTGTGGGTGGTCAGCAGAAGACGATGATGGAATCAGTCTTCGGGAAACTCAATCTTGGAAAACTCATCTCTACGGAGATGAAGGATCTCATCACCAACCCAAGCATTGCAGGGTTCGGCGAACTGCTCACGGGAACAAGTGCGGCGGGACAGGCTCTCGCGGGACTCGGTGCGATTGCATTGCCCGCAACGATTGCGCTTGCCGCCGTTGCAGCCTACGCCGCTCTTTTGTACGCCGCCTTCAAACTGCTACAGGCAGCATCGGAGGCAGTCGCCAAGAGAATTCAAGAGGTCAACAAATACTCTGGAACATTGCTGAAAGCGGTCGCCTTGGAGCGATGGGCTGAAATTGGTCGAACTTTGCGAGAGGCGAGCGAGAACGGCAGGAACTACGCAATCGTTCAGGCTGAGATGACACGGGTCGCAAACGCTTCCTTGGAAATCACTATCGCGTGGAACAAGGCGATGAGCGTATACGCCTTGATTTTCAACAAGTTTATGCTTCTATTGAATCGCGCTTTTGCTCCTCTTGCGCGACTCATTGGGAAACTTTACGACGGTATTTTCAAGGTTGTTGCGAACCCATCTTCTGCTCCTGTATGGGCGAAGGCTTGGCTCACCCTTGCGCTTGCTCCGTTCTATGGGCTGATCAATTTGGTGACTGTCGTTGGAGGAATGTTTGCCTTCCTT